TGTTCCACTGGTAAACCTTAGCGGTTCCCTCGTAGGGACTACCAATAGCGACACCTGAGTTACCTCCGTCACCGTTGTCAGCAATAGTGAAAGGCTGAGCTACAACCTGAGACATAGCGCTTACAGGAATCATAGGTGATGCCTCAAGACCCGCTGAGTCAGCACCAGAGTAGGCTGATACTAGACCTGCTACCCTTAGGCGTGTACAGCCCCTTGGCTCGTAGTCTTGGTCGGCTGCGCCTGTGCTACCACCAGCGTCGAAGTCTACGGGAGAGCCGGGGTTTACCGTTGGGAAGTCTCCAGTCACACCATCGCGCACGTAATACTTAGACTCCGTACCCGCAAATGGTGCACTCACGAATCCAGATCGCGGCCATGTCATACCGTCATTAGTCAGCGGCATAACGAGACGTGCGTCGTAGAATCGTTGACCAGCATCCCCCGGATCGCCAACTTCTAAGGGTGGGTTAGATCCCATGTAGGCTTGAACACACGCCATGACAGGGCTTGTAGCTTCGATTAAATACTCGCCGTTAGCGTTACTGTAGTAGTAGCAAGCCTCAAAGGGGGCTAAGTCTCTAGGGGCTTGACCTCCAACTTCGTTGCCGTTCCTAGTGAATGTCACCGTAGAGGGGAGAGCACCGTTAATAATCGTGATCTGCCCTGTGCTGGCACCCGATCCGGGGAAGCTTTGTGAGTTTCGGAAGCAGTAAACAAACGTACTTGTGAACGCCAAGCCTAGACTTAGCAGCGGCATAGGGCTTTCAAAACTTCCGTTTAGCTGCTCACTCATGCCATAGAAGCCTTGAGTAGACGTTATGATTGCGCCGGTACTCAGACCCGTAAAGCAGATAGGTTCACCTGCGCCCATGAACTCACGGTACAGCACGGTAGCACTGTTGTAGTCAGCACCACTGGCGTAGACCTCGACCACGTTACCAGCGCCTAAGCTACAGCCTTGGACTTTACCTGTGTTCGTAGGGCCAACGGCTAGTACTGTCTTAGCGGGTTGACCGTCTGCTGCCAGTAAGCCTTGCTCTACCGCTAGACCTGCACCCTTAGCAAAGGACAGTGCATTCTCGTCAGAGCCTCCGCCTCCAGTGCCACCTTCAGAAGCAGATCGCCAGAATAGGAATACACAGCCAGCGTCTACAGAGAACCGTTCGCCACCATCATAGGCATTGACTGGAATAGTCCAGTAAGTATCATTGTCTATAGGGTCGCCAGTTATGTCAAAGTTAGCGTAGTTAGCTTCAGCGTTGTTTTGCTGTATGTATATCTTATCGCCCTGCCTAAGCTCACCTAGAAGGTTAGCCACCTCTCTGTTAGCAAACGAAACCCAAGATAGATCAAGCGTAGTAATGTCGTTAATCTCTCGCTGGTCTGTCCTGAAGTAGTTAGGAGTTGGCTCCCCTCGGGTATTATCTTGAAAGAACCACTGAAGGTCTAAGCTAGGCGTACTGATAGGCTCCGGTACAAAGATTTTACCATCGGTGCCAAGTACCGCTGTGTTGTTAGCGTCAGAGGACACCTCTGTCGGCCCCGGTAGTCCTTGGTCACCTTGTATGCCTTGCGGCCCCTCAGGCCCCTCAGGCCCCTCAGGCCCCTCAAGCAGTTCAATGTTGTCAATAGCATCATCGACATTCTTCTTAGTGGCTACATGGTCATCCTCAGTGTAATCCCCAACATAGTCCACAGCACTAGGGCGTAGTGTAAATAAGTTGACCCCGTCAGTACCTATAGACTCGTCTTTTGTCCAGTACAGACTCTTAATGCCTGTGTCACCAGCCTTCTTAATGTAACGAGGATCAAGTGATTCAATAATTGAGTCTATGTTTTCCTCAATGTTAATACTACCGCCACCTGAGCCACCTGAGTTACCTCCGCCCCCTTGGCTTATGAAGATGTTACTCTTCTCACCGCCAGAGTCCAAAGGCATCTCTACAGATAACTCAGAACCATCAGAGAGGGTAAATACTAAGTCACCGTCAGCAGCAAACTCAGCATCTACAATAGATACTCCGTCTTCACCGTCGCTACCATCGACACCTGAGGCACCATCGGAACCATTGGCTCCCTGAGGCCCCTGAGGCCCTTGTGAGCCTTGTTCACCCTTAGGGCCTTGTGTACCCTCCCCTTTGATCCCTTGAGGCCCCTGTGGCCCCTGAGGGCCTCTCTCGCCATCCTTGTATACTTTGGCTGTACGAGCGTCTACCTTGTTTAAGCGTTTCTTAAATTTCTCTAGAAGCATTAAGAGGGCTAAATCATCCATTTACACGCCCCCCTGAGGTGGTGTACCTACATTAGGACCCCTAGGCCCCCTAGGTGCACCCGCGTTACTAGGAGTGTCTGGGGTGGCTCCTTCGTCCCTCATCAGAGAGTTAAGGAGGTCTACTTCAGCCTTCTCTTTAACCCCTGATGCTTTGGAAGCCGAAGCAACCTTCTTATCTTTAAGCTCAGTCTCCTTTAGAGCTATTTCAGCAACCTTGAGCCTGCGTTCAAACTCCTTGTCGTCTTGGTCTCCAGCTTGGAGGTTTCTAGTGATAGCCTCAATCTTCTTAATCTCAACCTCTTGAGGCTCAAGCTGTGCTTCAACAGAGTACTTCTGTGCTCTCGCTTGTGACTCAGCAGCTTGTGCAGCCAAAGCGGCTGTCTGAGACTCTTGGAAGGCTAACTGAGCCTGCTGTGTAGCCTGTGCTGCCTGTTGAGCCTGTGGGTTAGGCTGCTGGGCTTTCTGCATAGAGGCTATGAGTTCTTCCCTGTTACTCAGGTTCATGTTATCTATGATGCTCTGGATTAACACAGGGTATATCGGGCTATCCTGCTTCATAGTCTGTAGGAGTTGTACAAGCTGTGTAACCTCATACTCCCTAGCAATGATACCTAAGGTTGAGGTAGCGTTAAACTTATAGTCCTTCACAGGGTAGTTCTCAGGGTCAAACTGCATGTACCTATGTGCAGCCTTAGTGACAAAGGGTATTAAGAAGGACTGTTGGAAGTTAATTAAGGTGCGCTTGTGACGTTTAATAATAGCGCCAAGAGACATAGAGATACCAGCGGCAGTAGCTTCACCATTAACAGCACCAGAGAGTCCTGCTGAATCAACTGCTCCAGTAGCTTGTTGTACCATCTGTTGCAAGGAGGCTGCTTGGGCGAACGTGATCTGACCCACTTGACCAAAGTTGAACGGCTGTAAGACTTCACGGGGATCTCCATTGGTTAATATAGTCTTTCCGGGGCGTATCTCAGGCTTTGCCCCTCGTGGGAACTTAGTGGCGTCAATGGCTAACATAGGATGTATCGTGAGGCTCAAGGCGTCTATTCTAGCCCTAAGCTCAGTATCCAAAGCCTTCTGACTATTGTAGCCCTTCTCACACACACCACGACCCCAGAACATAGAGGGTACTACGTCCCAAGGGAACGCTACTACAGGCCTATCTTGCATCATGTAGGGGTTAGCCTCAGCCTTTAGGAGGACACCACCGTTAGCTATGACTACTATAGCCTCTACGTAACTACCAGAGTCATCAGAGGAGTCTAGGTTTTCTACCTCCTCATCCTCATCATCCATGGCCTCCTCTAAGAGTTGCTTAGGAACTAATCCGTAGTACTTCGTTAGACGTACCTTGTCATCACTGTATACAGAGATTTCGTGGTCAGGCTCTAAGTCACTATCTGTGGACGCCGTGCCTACATAGGTGTCCCTATAGACCCCTTGCTCCTGTAGTTGCTCCACTAGATGAGGACTTACGAACTCATCAATGGCTACGCCCATAGCATCATCAACGGATGTGGCTACAGGGTCTATTAGGAAGTTCTGAGGCATCACAGGCTTTAACTTAACGACTACCCTATCTGTAATGTTGACACCTACAGCCTGTAGTTGACCATCCATCATAGGCTCAGTAGCCGGGGCCATCTCTTTAATTTCCTCTAAGACTATCTCACCCACCCCGGTTCCAAAGACTGCTGCGTTAATCAGACACTCAGCGACAGCCTTACGTACTTTAGTGTTCTCAAAGTCTTCAGTTAACTTATTCCTTAGGTACTGTATATCCTCAGAATCCTTGTCTCCGTAGTTGTCTTGGATGTCAAAGAACTTACCTCGACCGAAGGTGGCTTCCTCCATCTCAGCAACATTAGACTCCACGGCCTGCTGAAGAGCCGGGCTGATTATGCGTGAGCGCTCTGACTGCTTCTGCTGATCCTCTGCTGCCCAGATACCACGCCAGAGTCTATAGTATTCATCAAATTTCTCAGCATAATTACTTTCGTAGTTATCTCTCCAGTCCTCTGCCTTAGTCATTACCCAGTCTTCTAGGGACTCGTCAATCATCAAAGGGTCTGGGCTATATAGGGTGTCTTTCATAATTAGTATCCCGCTACAATATCTAAGATTTCAAGCTCGTCTTCTACGAACTCATGGATCCCATAAGGGATGGTCGCTAATTGATCTATGTAAGCCAAAGAGTCCACTAAGTCATCGTGTGTTAGTGGATCAGGGAACTGGAAGAGTTGATCTAGGAATCTAGCGTTCCACTCCCCCTTGTTCAAGCTTATTACACCGTTCTCAAAGCGCCCTTGCAACGCCCACATAATACGGTCTGTCTTCTTCT